TGCACCAGTTGATCCAGTTGATCCAGTTGCACCCGTTGATCCAGTTGCACCATCAGGTCCGGTTGCACCGCTATTTCCAGTTGCACCATCAGATCCTGTTGCACCGGTTGCGCCGGTTGCACCATCAGATCCTGTTGCACCAGTCGCGCCAGTTGCGCCAGTTGCGCCAGTTGCACCATCAGATCCTGTTGCACCGGTTGCACCAGTTGCACCATCAGATCCTGTTGCACCAGTCGCGCCAGTTGCACCAGTATTTCCAGTTGCACCAGTCGCGCCATCAGGCCCAGTATTTCCGCCAGAACCAGTCCCACCACCACCGCCAGTATTAAACACGGTATAAATATCTTTACCATTTAACAACAAAGATTCAAAGTTAGCATCAGCCTTAAAATGCTTTTCGCCGGTTATTTCATCTTTGCGTGCCACTTTCACATATTCTTGTTCTAAAAATTTATCTATTATTATATTTGTCACAAGCACACTATCTTTTGTTTTGCTTCTACTAAACAATAATCCTAAATTTACTTCGCCCGTGCTCTGCGCAATAAAGACGTATTCATATGTTGCAACTATGTCAGAATTAATGTATTTTCGTTCAATTGTTTTAATATGATCACCAGGATATATAAAAGAAAAATTGTCAAATGTCAAAGTTTTGCCTGTTATACTTATGATATAGGTATAATCCTTTATCAACATGACTTTATCGCGCGTTAGAATTCCGGATATTGGCGCATTTGGTTTAGATGTTATTATAACTCCAGTATCATCTGATGCAATAAACTCGGCTTTGTTATATGATTCGAATAAATTTAAGATATCATCCGCGTTATTACAAACTATCATTATATTATACCATAATATTATAATTCATCCATTTTTATACAATTATTTTTAAAAGTTAAAACGCGATTGTTCATATTTGCAATATATTTGCCACCAGATAAATAAAAATTTGAATTCTCAATATATAAATCACAATACGATATAATTGCAACTCTTTCTATGTTATCAACGCTTTGGCGTTTGTTAAATTTAAATGCACAATACTTTACCTTCGATAAATTATAAGTCTGATTAATATGCAACAACACGCTAGCATCATCGGCATCATTTTCTAATAATGTATTATTTAAAATGATTAGTTTACCATTATCATTTATCTTTATGCAACATTTATTACTATTTGAAATAATGACTGAATAAAATATTTCAAGTGATCCATTATTTATTGTAATAATATCCGAAGTATCGCTTTCAATGTAGCAGTTTTTAATACGCATCCGCCCAGAGGAATTTTGTTTAAATGCGCTTTGAGGCAAATAGCATGTATCAAACTCTAAAATATGATTTTTATTTAGACATTCAAAAAGGATAAGCGCGCCATTTATAATAATATTTGAAAAAATTACTTGCGCCAATTCGGTATTGTCCTCAAGTGCAATTATTATTGTGTTTGCAGTTATTTTAACAGCACAATGATTTGATATAATAGAAACAGCACGTGATATTTTTATAACATCATAAAAATAATTTCCAGGAGACATTGATATTATTGCATTATCACCGCTAAGTTCATTTAATAAAAAATCATTGTCATTAATTATTAACGACCTAGTGCAATCATCTGTTAGAATTATACTACTTTCTGATGAAGGAATTGTTTGCAACGGAATTGTTTGCAAAGGAATGAAGGTTATAGAATAAACAGCAACTTTTACTTGTTTAACATTGTTCCTATATAAAATTCCTATATCTATACTAGTATTACATATTTCCGAAAGAACTTCGCAAAAATACTCGCGTAATTCATGGCCAATGAATGTTTTTGTATAATTACATCCTAAGTATAAATACGGCTCAGAATCACCAAATGACTGTGCAACTACTTTCATAACATAAGGCACATTTATATCTATTTTGTTCTTTGTTATAATTCCCGATGCCACTCTCGATGGACCCCGACAAAATTGCGGAGTTATTACCAAAGCATCTGATTGTGCAAAAAGTTTAGAATTATTATAACATTTAAACATTTGTTTAATTTCTACTGGAGTTAAACAAATCATTATAATATAATAAATGAAAATGTTATCGCTTCCTTAGCGCTTTTTCTGTCCTTTCTTAGGACTTATTTTTTTCTTATTAGCGCTTTTTCTGTCCTTATTAGGACTTATTTTTTTTGTTATGATTTTCGGGGAGTTTTTGCCAATAATATATTTGGTATCATTTGCCAATTTTTTACTAATTGCAACGTTTTCGTTAATTTCCAAATCGCTTTTGAGATATAACCGGGTAATCGAAGAAACAATATTAAATTTTAGATTTTTTGCCGTCTTATTAGTCATAAATAGTTGGCCATATAAAATGAAGTTATCGTCAGCGCTCTTGTCTGCAGGCAAAAAATATTTGGAATTCATATCAGGAATACCCGTTCGCGGTGCAAAGGGATGTAATGTTTTATAAATATTTTTCTCTTTCTGTCTTGCTACATTATACCCGCATCCTAACATAAGCGCTTTCATAATGTTATTATCTCGCGATCCTAAATCAGACGCGGTAGGAAAAAAGTTTAACTCGTAAATTGGACTTGGTTTAAACATTCGATTTGGCGCATCTTCGCCACCTCCTTCTTGGATAACATGGTCTGGCATGATTTCAATAGGAATGTTTGAGATATTGACTTTATCTTCATCGGCATCATCATCGCCATCATCTCCATCATCACCAACATCGCCATTTCGCACTGCTAACTGTTTTTCAAGTTCTTTAATAGAATACTTGCCGCCATCAGTCATATATTCGGCATGATACTTTATTTTAAGTTCAATAGGGCGAACAATTGACTCGATTAATGTGGAATACCTCAAACTTTCATTTTTTATTTTATCCCATGAAGACGATGCGCCTTTTGCAACAAAAATATTTGAGTTAATACCGTTATCTTTGCACCAATCGCGGGGATTCATCGTAGGATTTGCCATCATGGCGCGTTTCAATGAGGTATAAACCGAAAGACACGTTAAATGATCGCCCAAAGGATGATTAAATCGCCGTTGTTTTCGTTGCATTTCCGCTTTTTCTCGAATAGCATTAGCATCGGATTTCTTAGAAAACTTTTGGTATAACTTTTCCATTCTAAACTCAATTTCATGAAGGATACAAATTATATTAATAATGTCCATTTTGCAATTATAAAAATATCCCGCCAACATCGCCGTCGCAAATTCAGGATCAATTGTTCTAAACAAAGAAACACCGTGCCCCAAAGGTGTAATGTTTCCCGAAGAGATTGCGCCGATTTTGTATAACCTATCTATTGCGGTTTCAATAAAAACAGGCTCTGGTGGCGATATTAGTTCTGAAAGAATTCGTTTGCCTCGAACTAAATCCGTTTCTTTCGAGATATTCTGCATAGGCGTCGGCATAGGTATAGGCATAGTGCAAATATCTAAAATATCTTTAATAAGATCGGTTTTTTGCATATCGGGAACTGGATACTGTCTAAATGCTTTATATTCTTGCTCAGTATATAACCGATAACAAGTGCCTTTCTTGGTGCGACCTACACGCCCCGAACGTTGTATACATGCCGCTTGTGAAATGCGCTCTTCGAGAAGACTACTTGCGTTTTCTGCAGGAGAATAAGACGCTACCAAAGCATATCCGCAATCTATAACATAAGAAAGCCCGTCTATAGTAATACTCGATTCTGCAACATTGGTCGCGGTTACTACTTTACGCGAATACGTAGTTCCAGGAATGCCTGTATCTAATTGTAAATATTGAAACTCTTTGACAGCCAAATCTTTTTCAGTTTTAGAAGACCTTCCTTCAAGAACAGCGCAATAGGGAATTTCAGTTGTTGGTGGAATCGGACTTCGTTTAGTTGGACTTCGTTTAGTTGGACTTCGTTTACTCGGACTTCGTTTACTCGGACTACGTTTTGGCGAACCCGCCTTTTGTCTCGGGCTTTTTGCCTTCTTTTTTGAGTCTACATTATATAATGCTTTTAACCCCTCGCAAAAAGTGCGCCCTTCGCCACCGGATTTAGTAAAAATTAAAATGTCGCCAGTAGTAGTAGTCGCCAAAATATGGTTTAAACATTCAACCGCCGCGATTTTCCAATCAGCGACAGGACGCTTGGCATAAATAATATCAACCGGATACGTTTTGCCCGGAAAATCAAAATCTACATAAGAAAACCCGGTAAAATATCGCCGAAACAAAGAAGTGTCAATAGTTGCACTCATTATTATGATACGGAATTCTGGGCGTTTTGCTAATATCTTTTTAGAGAAATACAATAACTGGTCAATTTGCACAGAACGCTCATGGGCTTCGTCGATTATAAGACAGGAATACTCAGACAAGTATGGATCAATGCCCGTAATAATCGATTTAATAGTCCCTGTAGTAGTAAAAAGCAATTTGGTATCAGCGCATGATTTATTGTCGCCTTTATACCGGTATCCCACCTCTTTTCCCAAAGGAACATCTAAACATTCCGCAGCATAGTCCGCGGTTGTTTGCGTTATCCCGCGCTTTGGAATTGCACATATAACCTTTTTCTGAAAATTAAACGCTTGCAATGCGATTTTAGGGGTTATAACCGTTTTACCAACACCCGTGCCGGCTTTAATTAGAGTTACTTGGGTTGTCCTAATTGCGTGCAATATCTCATCTAATTTTGAATAAATAACTAAATTTGTCCATGAATACCCTAACCCGGCATACGTTTTCGCATATTTGTTTCCATCTGCTAAGGGGCCAACTGAAAAAGACATTAGTTCAGAACGGTATAAATTTTCATATGGTCTCATAGTTAAAGGATTTACATTATTCCCTAATGGGTCATACAACCCAATTGGATCAGCAAACACGGATAATTTATCTTTGGGCAAATCTCTTTTATCAAAGACGTATTTATTTTTGGTAAAAATATGATCTTTAATAAGATTTATGTCCGGTATCATTATAATAATAATTATATATTATATTTAAAAATTATATATTCCAAACACTCGTCAAGCGATGTTGCGTGTTTTATAGAAAAACAATAATTAGTCCATTTAGTAAATTTTTGATGTTTCATGCTTCCATTAAAATTATTGATAAATGTAATAAGCGCATTAAACCCGTCTACATTTTTAGCACCTTTAATCAATGTAATAAGATCGCCATAATTCTTGTTAAATTTACCTAATGTTTTTACAGATACGTTGTTTTCAATGCTATAATCAAACTCCGCGCGAATACCTAAAAATTGCGATATGTTTGACAATAGGTATAACTCAATAAGCGAGTTGGGCGGGTCTTTTATTATTAATGTTTCATCTTTTTTTAGGTATTCCTCTATCCGATGCGCAGGCATTTCTTGTGGTATAATCTCCATTAGTTTTAATGTCTTATTTATTTATTATTAATTATTTTTCAATTACAATAAGTATAATGCCATTTAAACTATCTGTTAAGTATCACTCAATACCTAAACGGTTATACATTAAGTATCAACGGCTATTTATCCTTGATTCCAATTTTATTACAAAAGAATCTGCAATAGAAAACGTTAGCAAATATTATAACCATATAAAAAACGACATTTTTTATGAGAATGGTCGGTGGAAAATAAGGTTATACCTATTTGAGTTGCCTACGCATATTTATAAAAATTACATAAATAATAAGCAAATTAAAACGTTTGAATCAGAGCACGAAGCAAAGAAGTATGCAGAAAAACATTTTCATACCTTTTTATATGCAATAGAATACTTTGATTCTAAAAATGTAATTAATTTTGTTTCGTTGAAATAAAATGAAATATTATAATATAATGGCAGACCTACTAGCAAAAGAAAATGAAGAAAAACAGTTAAAATATTATACCGTTGTCGAAAATAAAAAAATAGAAGACCTTGACACATCTCATGAGTTTGGCAACTTATCTATAACCGAAATTGCAAGGAACATATCTAAAACATTCAACTCGGTTTTAGACGATTTGATTATGCTAAAAAATAAGAACATTAAAAAGAAAACTTCAATGATGAATGAAGTTTTTGTTATAATAATCAAAGAAGATCGTCTTATATATCTCGGAATATTATTGTTCTTTTTTAGTTTATGTTTTATATTTATTTAAAAACAAATGCAATATTATAATATAATATGCAACGTTGGACAGACAGTTTAAATGATTTATTAGTTCCCCATATTTTTAAGGGAATTAATAAAATTTATAATGACATAAAAAGAGCTGCCACCGCACGTGGGGGTAATAGCGGTTTTATAAAACCATTTCAATTAACATTAATGGAGATTAAATACTTACCAGAGGCTTTGTTAGAAGAAGATTATAATCAATTATTGCATTACCTAAAAAATAATGATATGACTGAGAAATTGCTAACTTCATTATTAACAAAAATTTATTTTATTATTGCTCAATCAGAAATAGGGCCTAATGAAAAGGTTATGATTGGAATCCCTAAAAATAGGGTGTTTGTTCATAAGGTATACATTAATGCTGCTAACATCTTTTTTAAAGAACCTTTGTTATTTTATCATAAGTATGAACCGTCTGTTATACAAAAAAATTATTTAATTATATTGGAAAAGATAAAAGGTGCAATTAATAAAACCATTAATAATGATATTAACAACTACATTGCAGTAGGGCATGAATCGAATGTGCATGTAATTACTAAAATAGATAGGCTTAATGATATTAAAAAATCATTTAAAACGCCAAGAAATTTCTTGGACGACGAAGATGAAGGCGAAGATGAATGCGAAGATGAAGGCGAAGGCGAAGATGAAGACACAAACGTAAATGCAGTCCAATCAGAATCAGAAAATGAAGATAAAGATAAAGATAAAGATAAAGGCGAAGAAGATGATGAAGAGAATGAAGAAGAAATACGAACAAATATGACTTTTAAAAATATCATTATAAAAGATAATAATAATATGAATAGTGGCGATGATAATTGTGATATCGAAGAGTCAGATTTTACAAATAATGAAATGCCGATGCAGGCATGGACAAAGGAAAATGCAGAAGAACAAGAACAAGAACAAGAACAATTAATAAGTGATACCATAACTTATGATGAGACACAAGAACACGAACAAGAACCAACAGAGACACAAACAAATTATACAATAAAAGAAAGTAATTATTCTAAAAAAAGAGACGACAGCATTGAATTAACTCAAAATAATTTAGATAGTCTTGAGAATACTAATTATGCGCGGAGCATTCGCGATTCAAGGAGCATTCGCGATTCAAGGAGCATTGTCAATGGATCTGATCAACATAAAAGTATTAAACATATTAACAACATTATCGACAATTGCGCATACGACTTAGAATCTACAATATCTATTAAGCAAAATAATATAAGGTATTCTGTTGCCAAAAAGCCCAAACAATCAAGTTTGTCAATTTTGCAAGAAATAAATAAAACTCGCGATTTAGATGTTATTAGTTTATACGAACACGACGATTCAACGATGATAACAAATCCAATGATGATAGAAGAGCCAATGAGGCTTGCGGAACCAACAATGATAGAAGAGCCAACGCAAATAGTCAAAGAAAATGACCAAGAAGAATTTTTGCAGATTGCGGAAGAAATATCAAACCATAAGGCCCGGTCTCCATCATTCGATCAATCATCTGATAAAACATTGCCATTGATGACGCCTCCATCATCTTCAATCGCTGCGCAATCATCTTCAATCGCTGCGCAATCATCTTCAACCGCTGAGCAATCATCTTCAACCGCTGCGCAATCAGCTTCAATAATCGCACAAGATATAATAAACGCTAAACCTAAGATTACAAAAGTTAACATAAAACTCGATAAAATGCGCCCCGCAGAACGCAATAAAACAATAAGATCAATATTGGGCACAAAACCAATTATTTCGGACAGTGATTCGACGTTGGAATCTATAATAACAAGTTATTCGCATAAAGAAAAATCTCGATCATAAAAATGCGTTTATAAAATAATAAAAATATATGGTATATAATTATGAAGATATGAAAAGGCATGGGTTTATAGTTGTATGCGGAATTATAATTATTACAGTTGTTTTTATGCTTATAGATTCTAAACTATTTGACAATAAAAAAGATATGTATACCTACCTTAAAAATCCGTTATTATGCGGATTTTTAAGCGGATGCGCTTATTATTTTGCAATGTTAAATTGCAAAACTGCAACCCCAGAAAATAAGGTAAATCTATTTAAATCAGGAATCCCTTTCTATAAAAAAAGCATACCTGAGCCAAAATTTAATACTCAACCGCATGCTATTGAGTTAAAGGAAAAGGAAAAAGAGGAATACCATGATCATAATCAAATACCGCCGGGTGAGATTATTCTTACAGGTGATCCTACAAATTAAATTACATCGCAATTATGCGTTTCCTATTTCCAAATATTTACGGTTATTGTCTGACTCAATAGTGCTTTGGCTCCAAGGCCCGACATTCATGCGTGGAATGCATGGGTCTGATCGCAATTGAGTGTTTGCATTTCTAAGACTGCTACCGGTTGTATTAATACCATACATAGTTCCGCTTGTCAAGAAATTTGCGCCGGAAAGGCTTGACATCGGCACTGCTGGGTTAGATGCTTCCCATCCGCCTTGTTTTGGTAATAAATCCGCCGAGGTAAGTTGATCCTTGGGGAAACATCCGAGAGGGGCATACTCAGACTGGCTCAGAGTATCAGAAACAGTTGTTTTAGATTCAGGTGTCAATGGATTGCTTGGGGTAGGGGGCGCCAATACATTAGTATTATATGAAGTAATTGGCTTAACGACATGCGCAGGTGGCGCCAAAGATGATCCGGGCATTACGGAAACAGGTAGTGAAGAAAGTCCGTCAGTGGACTTTGGCATCGCCAATGAAGATTGTGGTGGAATCATTACATTCGTAGGGGCGAAGTGTTCGCGACGAGTAGACCTGTTTTTGTCGCTTGACGATTCTACAAAATTATAATAAATCAAATAGAGACCAACCATAATAACCGCAGTTAGAATTAATTGCCATACTTTTATTTGGTTATTCATATAATATATATAAAATAATTAAATAAATTATTTTAATTTATTTAAATAACATCATAATGCGTTTGTTGAATTAATATAAATAATTATAGTTAATTTATATGATATCTGATAGTATAATCCATATATTAGATGAATTAAATACAATAACAAAAAACCCGGACGTGCAAGTTAAACTAAACAATAATTTAATCGATCCTATTAGGATATACGTATTAAAAATACTGACGCCGTATATAATACAATTATTCCTTGTATTTTTTATAATAATTGCATTATTATTATACATTATAATGATCCTTCATAAATATTAATTGTTATGTCCTTCATAAATATTAATTGTTATGTAATTGAAAAAAATTAATATTTATGTAATTGAAAAAAAATACATAATACTTATAATAATTGCTATGTTCAAACAAATAAATGAACCAAATTACATGAAGATTTATTTATCAGATGGCACAACGCCCAGTAATTATCTTTTGATTTATAACATAAAAGATAAAAAAATAACCGGAAAACGCAATGATGGTCTTATAAACATATTATGTAATAGCGCCATTGCCGATGAAGAAGCCTTGATTTTGGATACCCTATTTGCGAAAAGGTATTCCCTCGGCGACGTAGTTCAATACAAAAACATTTTTTTTTGTTTTACTATGAATGCTGGGGGCAAACCGAGTATAAAAGACACAAATGAAATGCGCATCGAATACTTTCGCATTTGCGTTGCAAAGGTTTCGGAAATAATAGACAAAACAGTGCCTATATATTGCGATTATGCGAATATTATTTTAGATCCACATAATAATTATGACGCAGAATATAAAAAAATATTGCCAATATTATGCAAAGAGTTGAATATCAACATCAGCATAATAATTAATACAAAAGTAAAACTAATACTAAAAAAGAGTTATGAAAAAGAAGAGTTGGCTCCTGATCCTGAGCCGAAATTGGACTTGCATCTAATAAAATATATATCAAATATATGGTTTACTGAAGCCGATTTACGCGGTATTATTATATAATGTTATAATATAATGCAATGTTCTCCCGGATTAAATGCGCAACAATTAGGATCAGGTAGCCAGTCTACTTGTTATTCTTTGAGAAAACTTAAAAAAATGGCGGATAGTTATAACAAATATTATCAGAATATTGCGCCAATAAATTATTCGCGAATGAATGCGACTGATCTTTGGTCAGAATTACAAAAAAGATTAAGCAAAGAATGCGGAAATAATGAAGTTTGTTGGGTGCGTCAACCATTTGCAAAAAAATCGGGCGACACTGAATTGTTAAAGTTTACATTTAAACCTCCTAAACCAAAAGGCAAATATATGTGGCTAAGCACATCCGATATTGAAGACGTAATGAAACAATATGAAACCGCATATCCCGAGTTTAAATTTATAGGGCCCGTGCCTATAGATTTTATGAAAGTTATGCCGGATCTTGTATTATTGGATTTTGCTAAGTTATGGCAAAACGGCATAACAAAGATTGGCATTATTTTTAACACAGATCCTTCTTATAAAGACGGCGAACATTGGATTTCTATGTTCATTAACTTAATGCCATCAAAACCAAGTATTTCTTTTTATGATTCGGTGGCAATTTGCCCTGCACCTTCTGAAGTAAGAAAATATATTGACTATATTCAATCCCAATCACCAAAATTGGCGCGTGCTTGGGGAACTAATTGCAATTTTACTGTTAATTGCAATAATGTTAAACATCAGCGCAAAAATTCCGAATGTGGCGTTTATAGTATGTATTACATAACCGAAAGTTTGCAAGGAAAAACGTTTAAACAAATTTCAAATAATATTATTAGAGATGAAGAAATGAACGCGAAGCGCGATAAGTTTTTTTCGCCGATATAACGTGCAGTTATAATGCAAAGTAATTATTAAGTAATAAATTAAAAAAACAGAACTCAGTATTCATTCCTATTTACGCCATTAAATATAAAGATATGCTAGATGCCGTAAAATTGACATTTATGCCGGAACAATAGAACCTCCTGATTTCCTGATGCACCCCCGTGGTATAAATCGCCTTGAGCCACTTCTCCAAACTCATTATAATGCCGCTTCGCGTTTGTCTCGTTCGCGATGTCATCCAGTATTTTGTGAAAAATCCGAAAATTGTTGCGAATCACCTTCATATTTATAATCAAATTGTCGCCGTTCTCCAAGCAAAATGCGATTATACAATACGCGAGAGGCAAGTAGATTGGCGTTGAACCTTAAAGATAGACGAACATTTATGAATATATTTTTATAAAATGAACATCAGCAAAGATAAATTAAAGATAAAGTTAACATTGAACAACGTAATAACAATAAAAAAATAGTGTTTGACATTCATGCACACGGCGCCGATTCTTCGTCTTCAAGCATGGCCCTTTGTCTTTGGTGTTTAACATGGTCAATGTATTCAGCCGAGCCTTCCTGCCATGCGACACAAGAGGATAAATGTTGTGCAAGTTTGCCGAAATTGCAACTATAAAAATTGCATTCTGGTGCATCCCTAAACCTAACAGCGCACCCCATCATTCGCGTTTTAAGAAAATGGCGCAATTGGCGCGTTTTGGTGATGCGGCACTTTCTGGTTGTCTTCCATATGAACGACACCTGCGCGAAATATATGTCAAACGTCAGTGCATTGTTAGCATAATCGCCGTCGTCGCCCGGAAAAATTACTTGCGAGAACAGTTGCAAAAAGCGGGCATAGGCATTAATTACCTTTTTGTATTGCCTGTATGAAATGCGCTTGTGTGCAAGAGCGTTTTCTAAGACTGCATAGAAGTCATCCATAACTAGTCTTCGTTTAATGACTTAAATAAATGTATTATTTTTTTAAGTTAAAAAATAATCAATTATATTATTAATTAACGTAATTGAAAATTATATATTATAATAATATAAAAGGCAATCATAATGGAATTTGATTGGAATGCTGATACCTGGAATGTAATTGATAAATTACTATCAGATCCGGCATTTTGGACAAAAACACAAACTAAAAGTTATGACGAATTAATATTAAGTATAATCCCCGGCCTTATTCAACATAATAAAGTTATAAGCGTAGGTATAAAATGGGATGAAGCAAGTAAAATGTATAAAGACCGCAAAGAAATTCATATCGACAGAATATATGTATGCAACGCATTGCAACATACTACAGATAGAGGATTTCAACCATTGACGCCATATGAGGCGCGTTTGCGTGATCAGACTTATTCTGCTACTGTGTTCATCGATTATAGACAATTATGTTATAAAGACGGCCAATTAACTCATAGCGAAAGCGAGCAGAAAGTGCCGTTTTTTAAAATTCCTATAATGGTAGGGTCTAAACTATGTTATACGTATAACAAATCAAAAGCCGAAAAAATTGCATTGGGTGAATGCCCTTATGATAGCGGTGGATATTTTATTATTAATGGAAGTGAAAAGACTATTATAGCACAAGAACGCCAAGTTGACAATAAAATTATGACGTATAAAGAACCGACAAATTCGGTAAAACCATTACTCGCTTATGTTGTTGTTTTGTCAAGTATTGACCAACAATACTTTTCAGTAAAACCAATTAAGGTCGGTCTCGTTAGACAAAGACATAATTTTATTGGAAAAGAAAGCGCAAATCACGGCAAGAAATTAGAAGTCAAATTACAACAATTTAAAGATGGCACCCATTCATATGGCACACCGTTGTTTATTATATTTCGAGCATTAGGTATTATTACAGATAAAGAAATATTTGAACTTATTCTCGGCGATTTAGAACGCGTAGATATTGAAATGTTAAACTTAGTTATGCCATCTGCATACGAAAATCAAAACGTTTTTACACAAGAAGACGCAATTATTTATTTATCAAATACTCTTCATAATGCCCGAATGTTAAAAACATCGCTTGAATCCGCAGATAATACAAAATTGCTTCAATATACAAAGGACATAATTAATCGCGAATTTCTTGCGCATATTGGCCAAGACAATCGCAAAAAAGCGATATTTCTGGGCTACATGGTGCGAAAATTATTAATTGCATACCTAAACCCCGAATTGTTTTCAGATAGAGACCATTACTCAAACAAGCGTGTTGATCTATGCGGGCCATTGCTAATGCAGATTTTGAGATATAATTTTAATAACACAATAAAAGAACTTAAAATAAGCCAAGTAAAATCATTGCAAGCGGGCGACTATGAACTTAACAAAGAAGTGCGCAAAATATTTCAAAAAAATAAGATTGAGAACAAAACTAAGTATGCATTGAGCACCGGAAACTGGCAAACTACACAGGCGCATACAAAAAATGCATTGGAAAGTAAAAAAGGCATTGCGCAAGTTCTTAAACGCTTGTCTGTCCTTGATACCGTAAGCCATGTTCGCCGTGTGCAAAGCCCTCTTGAAAAAGCAGGAAGCAAATATGAACCGCCGCGTCGGTATCATTTGACGCAAATTGGTAAAATTTGCCCTAATGAAACCCCGGAAGGCCAACAGGTCGGTTCAGTTAAAAGCATGGCGTTGACATGCCATATAACTTTAAACTCATCAGATAAGCCTGTGCGTTTGTTCTTATCGGCGCTTGGTATTACTGAAATTACTGTTGCAAACCCGAAAGTAATTCCATATTCTACTCATGTTCTGGTTAACGGAGACTTAATTGGCATTATTGAAGATATGACAACAAGTCATAAAATTTATTCCGCATTAAAGTTATACAAACTAAACGGCCGAATAAGTGAATATGCAAGTATTGCATGGCACCATGAAAAAAATGAATTACTTGTGCAAACAGATTGTGGTAGATATTGCAGGCCGTTATACCTCGTGCAAGATGGAAACTTTAAATTAGACCATTGGGCGGCGTGGCATCAAAGCCAAAGCCAAAGTCAAAATCTAAGTCAAAGCCTTATAAAAACAGAGCATTTCTTAAAAGGGATTACTTGGAACAATTTAACAACAGGTCTTTCAGCATTTGATAATGGCACGATTTCACGGAATTCGGGCGCTATGATTGAATACATAGATACAAACGAAGAAGAATGCAGTCTGATTGCGGTTGTTCCTGAACAATTAATACCATGCAAAGAACATAATATAATCGGCAATTCGTGTATTGCACGTGTTTCGCATGAAAAATCAGAGTTTCAGTTTAACCCTGATGCCCCTAAAGAAAGCATTCTTGCAAGTCTTCCGGAATGGGCACGTGAAGAATTTGCGTTAGTGGCTGTTGAAACAGTTTCACCAGGCACAATCAAGATAACATTGCCCGAAGAAGACAATCCAAAATTGCACATGATAATAAAGAATTTAAACAAATTAATTTATCCTACTTATGCAAAATATTCACATTGTGAATTGCATGCGGCAATGTGGCATGGAATCCTTTCGCAAATGATTCCGTTTCCTGATCGCAATCAATCGCCGAGAAATTGTTATCAGTCCGCTATGGGCAAACAAGCAATTGGCACTTATGTGAGTAATTATACAAGCAGGATGGACACTATCGCAAACGTCCTATCTTATCCTCAGTATCCCCTTGTCGAACCAAGAACGGTTAAGTATACCCCATTATCGGATTTACCGCATGGGTTTCAAGCCGTTGTGGCGATTATGTTATACTCAGGATATAACCAAGAAGATTCCATTATAGCGAATCGTGGCGCAATTGAGGCGGGGATGTATAACTCCATTTATTATAAAACGTATACCAACAAACAACAAAAACATAAGACAAATGGCGCCGATGATGAAAAATATGGCGTTTCTGTAGAATCCCGCAAGAAGATTGCAGTTTCGAGTTATAACAAATATCATGCAGTAGATTTAGACACGGGCATCCCAAAATTAGGAAAATATGTTTTACCTGATGATGTTCTTATTTCCAAATATAAGAAAAAGATAGATATTTATAACGACATATCAACTGTCGCTAAAGACCAGGGTATTGTAGATTATGTTATTCCTAACGACAAAATAATTAATGAAAATGGCGAAGGATATAAATTTATTAAAGTCCGCACAAGTAGTTTGCGTAAATTGGTTATAGGCGATAAAGTCGCTTCGCGATCAGCCCAAAAGGGAACAGTAGGTATGAAATTTTCCCGCGCAGATATGCCATTTACCGCCGCAGGTATTTATCCAGAGATTATTATGAATGCGCATGCGTTGCCATCACGTATGACAATTGCGCAATTATCTGAAGCACATTTGAGCAA